TAACATGCGCCCCAAAAAGATAATAACTGTAGTTTGAAACAGCCGCTTCTCCGATCTTAAACCATGTACTAATAGTAAAAGTCCTACGGTTTCCTCCGCTAGACGGAGTTCTTTCTAGCTTTGCAGCACTTGCTTTATTAAATATCAGCGACTGATCTATCTCGTAAGCTCCAGCTACAGCACCACTGCCCATGATTACTTTCTTAGCGACTGTACTCATTAGGACATCACCTGTCCTGCTGTGAATCCGTAATAAGTTGTACCGCCGTCTACTGTGTAGAACACAAAGATGTCTACAGCGTTATCGGCTTGTGACAAGGTAGGAGCAACATCGCCAGCCCATTTTATGCTTGAGTTCCATGTGATTGCTCTGGCTGTAGAGCCTTGAATAATTCGCAACGTAGCTGCGCTTACCTTTCCGCTTGCTGCTGGGTTGGTAAAGGACACTGTGGTTGCTTCAGTGAGATCATGGCTAAAGTTGCCAGCCGTTTGCAAATCTAACGACACTGCATTTGAAGATGAAGTGACTGCTGCGTACTCTTCGCTAAAACCGTTGTCGAGTGTTATGACTCCATTTGCATCTGCGGTGACTGCTTTACTTGCTGCGGTTAGACCCAAGGTGGCTATGTCAAGGTAGTTTAACTCTGCACCTGTTGCTGTTACTGCTGTCCCTGCATAGTTAAGATTGCCAGCGGCAACATTTACTTCTCCCGTTCCTTTTGGGGTAAGCGTCAGGTCTATGTTGCTGTCATCACCGGATGTTCCTACTACTACCGCACCGCCCGTTGCTGAGTTAGTTAACTCAAGCTCGTTGACCGCACTGCCCGTAGTCTGCATCTTGATAAGCTCATTGCCGTTTGCATCAGCAAGAAACCCGCCATCTACGATCTTGGCTGCGGTCAGGGTTTTATTGGTAAATGTGGTGGTGCTGGAAGCGGTTACACCGCTAACTTGACTGTCAACGTATGCTTTAATAGATTCTGATGATGCGAGCTTTGTTGCACTAGCACCTGACATCGTGTCGGAATCTAATACTGCTGTTCCACTAACCCCTGTATTTAACACGGGAGAAGTCAAGGTCTTGTTAGTCAAGGTTTGAGTAACGGTGTCTCCCACAATCGTACTGGTTGTTGCGGGGAGAGTCAGCGTTACATTCCCTGAGAAAGCGGAGTGTGCTGGTGCTTGAATTTGAGCGTAGTGAGCATTGGAAGATTCGCAGTAAAACTTAACAGTGGATTGAGTACCACCATTCTTTAACGCGATATCCCCTGCGGAAACTGTTGTTCCAGCACTGGTACTTCCTGCGACTACTGTACCCCCGGTTAGCGCACCAGAAGCAGTAACAGCCGCTGCGGTTGTTGTTCCTGTCAAGTCAAGGTCAACCAAAGCATCTAATACTGCGGCTCCAGAGCCAGCACCATCTAGGTAAACCGCCTTAACCGCTCCAGTACCTATAGTTATATTAGCTCCGCTGCCTTGGCTAATAATGATGTTTTGGCTTCCACCTGTTGCGTTTTCTATGATCTGAAAACGCTTCATCGTGTTAGGCCCGATAGTGATCGTACAAGCAGAATCTAATGTGCCTGTATACTTCAGATATATCGCTCTTGCCTCATCCGACGCGCCATCACCCACCGTCGATGTGTGCGTGTCAGCGTTAGTGGTAATAGCTTCTGTGCCGAAACCAAGAGCTTGGCCTATCAACTCTAAGTTGGTGTTGGTGCTTGTTCCCCAAGTTCCCGATTCGTCACCCGTGGCAATCTCTTTTAATCTTAGATTATTAACGTATGTAGCCATGTCTGTTCCTTTATGCTGCTATTTCTGTCCAAGTGGGTGTCTGTGATGTATTGACGGGTGTCCATTCAGGTGCTGGTGATGGCTGGGTTGTATCTATCTCTCCCCAAATAAGAATTCCGCTTAAAGAAAGAGTAACTCCTCCACCTGTAACGCCAACCGATATACCTCCCCCGGCTGATTCTGTAGTGTTTCCTGCTGTCGCATTTATTTCAAACCCAGTAAGAGAGACGTTAGCTCCATCACCTTGGTTAACCGCAACACTTCCAACCGCAGAAGTTGCTGCTAAACCTGAAACAGAGACATTAACCCCTGTCCCTAGAGATACAGTAACGCTTCCAACAGAGGCTGTAGCTCCTACAAAAGAAGCATCCTGTCCCCATCCAGCATCTCCCCATCCTTGGGTGATGCTATCCCAGCCAACAAAGCTAACAGTAGCGTCTGCCATTAGGCGATTCTTATAATTGCGCTACTAGCATCAGCAGTTGGGAAGGTAATAGTAAAATCTCCGCTTGACGATGCTTTGTCAGCACCAAAATTTAAAACTAAAACTCCTCGATTTGCTGTCCCGGCTGCTGTTGAAGAGTTATAAATTAACGCTCCTCTTGCCGTAATGCTGGAACTTGACCAAGTTACATCAGCAAAGTCAGTCAAAGCAGTGGTGCTAGAAGTTGTAGGAGTGACGTTTGTTAATGACTTTCCTCCAGCGTCATACCCAGCCCCGGTGACTTGATTAGATGTGCTGTAAACGGTTGTTGTAGCATCCAAAGATGCGCTACTCGTATACAGTGCAATTTTAAACGTATTCCCAGTGCCTGTAGTGGTCGTGGTTCCACCACCGCTACCGCTAGTAAAATTATGTACGCCTTGAAGTAATTCTTTTTTAAAGCTGGTGCATACAGCTTGACTAATAGCCATTACATTTTCCTCAAAATTTCTGCCATATCAGCATGGTCAGCCTGCTCAAGTTCAGCAATCTTGCTTGTTTTGTCGCTTTTTACAGCTTCTTCCATATAATACTTTATAACCTTAAATACGTCCTGCTTGAACGCATTTGCTTGCTCCATAATTAACGGGTGGCTCTTACCGCCAACGCTAACAATGGTATTAGTAGCTCTTTCAGCCCAGTGGTCTGTTGAAAGACCTCCGTTAGTTGTGGCTGTCACACTAACACCACCCGTTTCAGCCTCAGAAAATTCAATCATTAAAACCTCTCTTATCGGACTGAGCCAGACCTATAGCTGTCTGTTGTATCATAACCCTCTCCTAAAACTTTTAATTTAGAAAGAGCGTCTTCATATCTTGCGGCATAAACCTGCATCAAGTCAGGTTCGCCTTTGAGGAAGGTGTAAGCCTCCACTAAGCAACCATAGAGAAGGGTACTCTCTGCATTAGTCCCAAGCCAGCTTGTGCCTGTGGCTGATGTTGTAATTGACGGCGGCTTATAAAAGTAATGAAGCTCTGCCGTGAAAGCAGTATCCGGGGTCGGAGCTACAATAAATGTTTCCGCGCTAAACAGTCCGTAATACTTAGGGCTTCCTGTAACTGATGCGTCAGGGTAAGCCTCTCTAATAAAGTTAACATCTTTAAACAACAAGAATTCATAGCCGCTATCGTCTATAGCCAAAGAGTACGGGGCTAGAAAGTCTGAAGGACAGTTTAGATACTTTGTACCCACCGTCATCGTACCTGTAGAGTTTCTTCTAAAATCAGGAAGCTGGGCAGACTTTAATATCCTATCCTCTGCCTGAGTAATAATTACAGGAAGATTACTAACAAAAGTTGTTTCAGTAGTTTCTAGATAATCTTGTATTGCGCTTTTTAGAGTTGTGAATGTCCAAGCCATTAGGTAGTCACCACCGTTACTGTTCCTGATTGAGACTCAATATCCAATCCTACCGTTACACTACCAAACTCTGTAACACCACCGCCCACCGGATTAAAAGCAAATAACTCTCTGCTTTCTTCTAGGCTTCTGTCTGGACGAGGATTTCTAATCGCTTTAGGATCGTCAACCTTAACTTTGCCTAACTGAAGTTGTGGCTGGTCTTTGTCTACAACATCTCTTCCAACCAAAAAACCAGTAGGTCTTTGATTTACAATTTCCGGTACAAGATCCCTTGTTTTGTAGCGAAACCCTGTAAGGTCGCAAAAACCAAAAGAGTTTTTCCCGCTTGCAAAATTACTCAAAACCTATACCCGCCCGGAGATATGTACAGGGAAGCTTTATCCCTGTCACTATCAGCCGCCAAAGAAAACTGCTCCTCGTACTCCGCTTTTAAAAACTGAGACCTACCTGCTGCATCAGGAAACTTGGTGCTTAGTTGATAAGCTAATCCAGACACCAAGCAAGGCAAGAATCTTGCTGGAACGTCCATATTGTTAGATGCAGGACTTCCTGTGTCTTCTATTCTTTCCATGTAGTAGTAGCCAAAAGTGTAAGTGGCTTGAGAGTCTGGAGAAGGCCAGACATGGAGAGTAACACCCGTAGGCTTGCTTTCTATGTAATATTGGAGAGGCTTGCTTTGAGTTAACTTGTTTGACAGTTGTGAGTAATCGCTTACTGACACTCTTGTCATTGACTGATCAAATTGACTTGATACGTTCCCTGCATTAGTTCTGATAAAGCCTTCAACAACATCTAGCACATAGGCAGGCAAATCATAGGATGTTGTTCCGGGAGTTAATGCCTGAGTTGTGTCTCTAACAGTCCACAGGTTAAGGCCACGGTTTTGCCATTCCAGCATTAACAAGTTAAGGCTTCTTCTAGCCGTTCTGTAATCGTACCCGCTTCTTAACTCTCTGCCTGCTTTTTCAAACGCTTCTTCCATTGCGTCTGCCAAGTCAAGAGTAAATGCGTATGTTCCGCTAGTTGCCATTTCTATTTCCTTCTAGACTTAGCACCGGAACATTTCCATCGCTTCCTAGATAAATTGTTTGGCGTATTGGGGTCATTCTGTTTTTTCTTTGGCAGTCTTTTTTTAATGCCTAAAGATCTGGCGCAATAACTATCCCCTTTAGATGTTCCGGGCTTAACTCTAGCACCGCCACCTTTAGCTTTTCCAGCCTGACCATAGCTAACCTTCCTGCCAGAAGATGTTACTTTAACTTTCGCCTTCCCTTTTGCAGGCTTACTGTTAGCCATTATCTATGCCTCGCTGTTTTCTTAGCAACTTTTTTTGGTTGAGAAGAGTGCTGCTTGCCCTTTTTTGTATCTTTTCTTTTCTTTCGGGTAGTAGCAGCATACTCCTTAGCAGACAAAGACTTAATTGCCTTCGCAGGAAGATACCTCTCTCCGGTTGCTTTAGAGCCTTGTGTTGACGGTTTACCAGACTTGGTACGCCATTTTTGCTTAGTCCACTTTTTAAGGCTTTTCTGGGACTTCTTGAGAGCCATTAGTCTCTATACCCGCCACCCGCCTTTTTATAGGCAGCCGCAAGCATTTGAGCTTTTCTAGCACTCCACTGACCTTTGGAGCCGCCTTTAGAGCCAGACTTAATCTGACTGAAAAGGCGTTTCCTCAAAGTCGGCTTTGTGTAATTACCAGCCTCATTAACTCTAGACTTAGCTTTTGGCTTTGCTTTAGCTTTCTTGGCAGCCATTAGCCGTAACTCTTTGAGACCTGCATAACGATGTTATACACATCCCCATTAGAATGAGCGACTGTTGTAAAATTAATATCGCCTGTTTTACCGCTACCAGAATTATTTGGAATCCCGGTAAAGTCAGTAAAATCTAAAGTGTCTGACCAGTCAGCATTAAGCTGCCAAGCCAAAACATCAGTAGTCGCGTCAAATAATATCTTCACGCCCATGCCAATAGTTGAGTAATAGATTTGCCTGATTGTAACACCAGAACAAGCCGCCCCCGTCATAGGGTCACTGGATAACCCAGAAACATCTATTTTGGTTACTGCGCTTTCGCCTGTACCATCACTGACGTTGGTAAACCTAAATATAGCGGTTTTTGCTCCGTCCTGAATGGTTTGAGTAGCTACTGCATCAGCCATATATCACCCCTTATGACGCTACGTCATAGCCTAGTATTGTGATAATCAATCTTCCAGCAGTGTAATCAGCGTTAGTTGTTGCACCAGCAACCAAGTAAAGATACTGATCAGCAACGATAGTACCGCCTACTGTTCTTGTACCTACAGCAGCATCGCCACCATTGATAATCAAGGTTTCAGTCAGGTCGGAAATAGCACCGTTTTCTACACCCGTTGCTTCGGTAGCTGAGTAAAGGTCGATGTCTGGATCGCCACCAGCGGGAGCTTCAAAACACTCCATAGTTACGCCAAAAACAACACCAGTATTTGCCGTAGTAACTCTACCTAAGTAAGCCACCCCGGAATCCGCCTTACCAATAATGTCCCCGGCAGCAGTAGATGCAAGGCCAGTAAGGTCAAGCATGATTGTTGTTTTTACAAGATTTACATTGGTAGAAGTATCGCTCTTAAAACGCTCAACCTGAGTAATGTAAACCTCTGCCGTGCCTTCTATACCGGCTGCGGCTGCGGCTTCAGTAGCCATTTTGCTGCCGCTAGTAATAGTGATAGCACCAGTAGCTGCATTTTTAGATACGGTTTCAAAACCGTTTTCGGAACGGACTGGGCCGTTAAAAGTTGTATTCGCCATTTAAGTTCTCCTGTCGTGGCTAATGTCTAATGTTCCATGTGAAACATCAGTCAGGGAATAAAAAACAACCCCCGGCTTTCACCGGAGGCTGTAGGTTGCTCTATGAAGAGCCGGGAGATCCGTAGATTCCCAGTGGGTCAGATACGCCGAAGCTGTAACGCTCTCGCGCTTTGTAGCGCACGTTTCCAGTATCGAAGTCACCATCCATTGAAGTCTCAAGCGCAGTACGCTCAAAATGCTTCATGCCGTTCGGAATATCAGTCATGATAAAGAACGCATTACTATCAGTCAGGTAATGGTTAACAGCATAGCCGTCTGGGATAGCACCCATGTTGCGTATGGAGTTAATGTCATTATCCGCTGTACCTACTCGCTGAGTGGTCTCTAGCAATCTATCTGCTGTAAACATCAATGCGGGTGGAACAACCAGACGCTTAGGTCGAGCCGCGATCAAAAGACCACGCTCATCAGTGAAAGCAGCAATATCAATAATTGCATTTTCCAATGAAGTTTCATTAAGGTCTGCTGCTGTTGCAGGACGGTTAGCGTTAGTGCCACCTGAAACTAGTGGGTGACCACCGCCTCCAGCTACACCATCACCGCTTGCTGTAAACAAGTTAACACCATCACCCGATTGGAATGCATTGGTGAAACCGTTATTAAGCGGATTAACCGACTTAACTTGCTTGGTGTAAGCCATTGCCCGTGCTAAAGATTTTGTATAACGAGCAGAAAGAGAATCATAAAGATTATCTTCCATAGCCTCTTCAGTTATAGCAAATCCCATAGCAATCGTTTCATGGTTGTACCGTGCTGTGAAGCTTTCTTGTGCTGCATCATAGTTGATAGCAGAACCTTCTTGCTTAACAGGGGCAGCACCAAAGCCGCTAAGTTTTACTTCTTCTTCAAAAGAACGATCAGAACTCTCTGTGTCATAGATGAGAGTGTGTTCGTCTTCATACTTCTCATACTCAAGACCAAACAAGGCGTTAAGGCCGGGGAGTAGCTCCTTGAGCATTTGTGCGCGTGAAATAGCCATTTCCTATTGCTCCTTATACGCCAAGTTTAGTTTCGTAAGCGTGACTTAAAGGAAGATAGGTCACAATACAGTCAGTGAAGGCATCGCCTACAGTGCTGCTTGGGCCATCAACGAAATCAACGATACGAAGTGGAAGTGAATTAGTCGTAGCTATAGAGCCGCCATCTAAGGCGTTCCTGCTTCGACCGATTGAGGTTGAACCCGCAGTGTTTACCGCTGATACATTGTTTCCAAGGCCAGTTTGAGCTATAGCCTCGTCACCCTGCATAAGGAATAACAATTTAGGATCGTCGCAGACAAGAGCCACAATATCCGAAGCAACAGTTGATGCTGGATAATGCTGACTGAATGTCAGTTGACTTGTGGTGGGATCAGTAAATGAGCATCCCATAAAAATACCGACAGTCCCAGCAACAACTGCTGTTGTGACGGCTGCTTTTTCTACAGTGCCAGCAGCAACCAACTTAACAAAATCGCCGTAAAATATAGCGGTTCCGTAGTTACTTGCAATCTTAATGTGTCGAACTTTTCCTGAAAAAGAGCCTGACGCGCTAAGAGTGTTAACTGGTTCTGCACCTGATGGAGTTGCAGTAGTAGCCATGATTGGCCTCCTATTAACTTAGGAATTAATTTTAATTCCTGCCAAATGTTGTTCTCGTACTTCTTTCTGGTGTAAGCAAAGGCATACGAGGGTCATTTTCTCGGAGGTAGTTGTTATCGACAGAGTCCATTTGATTGTCAGCCATTTTCTGAAAGTGTTCAGTTCTGGATGCCATCTTTTCTGCTGGTGCTTTACATAAGAGCAATCCACCAACTTCAATATTCCCTACAAACTTAGAATTAATATCAGACTGCAACATTAGTTCTGGGTGGTCATCAGCCTTACAAGGCTCCCAACCTTCCCTAAACATCTTTGAAGTATGAGTTCCATCAGCTTGCCCCATGATGCTTGTCCTGACCCAACGAAATACCCACCCATCTTGGGGGGTCGGGTTGGGCAAAATAGAAGCAGGTTTCCATGCATCACTAGGTCGAGTATTACTATCTCTTTCGTTTGTTTCTCTTGGAGTGCGCTCAGTAGTCATTATTTTCTCCTGACTAGACATATTTAGCATATTGCTGTTCAGTTAAACCCAACTTCTTGGCGAGAGAACGCTGGGTTGGCGAAAGCTTCACTGTGCGAGGTTTGGCTCCATTATTTCTAGTTGTAGGGGCCACCACCATCGAAGGTTGACTAGCAGTCGAAGTTCGCTCTTGTTGGGTATTCCCAACCTGCCAATCATAATCTGGAAACGCTCTTTGAACCGTTTCATCGATTTGTTTAAAATATTCTTGAGAGTTTGGTCTTACTCCCTGTTTTACTAGAGATGCATGTTTGCCGTAAGCAAGGGATGTCATCTCTTCGTAACCGTCTTCCATAAACCAAGGATTAGCAGCAGCCCATTCCTCTGTTTCTGGATCTGGTCTAGGGACAGCTTGCTGTTGCTGTTGTTGCTGCTGTTGTTGCTGTTGTTGCGCCCTAAACTGTTGTTCGTATTGCTTCTGCTGTTGTTGTTGACCAGCAAAATTTTGCTCATAACGCCCAGCTTCTGTTAACTCAGCGGTAGCTTTTGTTAATGCTTCTTGGGCAGAAACCACATTGTCAGTGTCCCCTTCCTCGTAAGCTTTTCTGTACTGTTCTTTTGCTTGATTGAGAGATAGCGCAGCACGTTCTTTGACTTGGTTTATTAAGGCTTCTTCGCCCCTACCGATCAAAGACTCGTACTCTCTGTTCTTTTCTGCCATCTGCTGCGCGACACGATAAGCCTCATCTCGCATTTTTTCAGCACTTTCTGTTTTTCGGCGTTCTTCGTGAGATTCGTATCGAAGCTTATTAATTCGCTTCTGAACTCTTTTGCTGTAGCCTTTAAGCTCCTCCTCTCCTAAATCAGAAGAATCATCTTCTTCTTCAGCGGTCTCAGCAGAAAGATTTTCTTCTTCCTCTTGAACCCCGCCTATCTTAGTTCGGACACCAAAAAACTTATCTTCTTCTGACATTGATAATTCTTGTTCGCTCATAGCTTGGCAATCCCCCTTGGATCTTCGACAACAGCTTCGACACTATCATCGTTGATTAATCTAAACTCCTTTCCGTGAACTTTAAATCTTGTGCCGCTGTAAGAGCGCATCAAGATCCAGTCTCCTTTTTTGCAGAAAGGCCCAGATGGGAATCGTTTTTTATCGGCATAACAGTCTGGGCCTAGCTCAAGCACCATACCTGTAATTGATCCGATCTCTTCCTCATAGAGCGTGTTGTTGGATTTAATAATCCCGCCGCCAAACTCCTTTTCAGGCTCTGGCAGAGCTATCAATATTTTATACCCAGACGGGTTTGGCAATTGATTAGCCTTGCGAGCATCTTCTTGCTCGTTATTCTTTGCTAATGCTTCCATTAGTGTTTTCCTAGCACTGGAAAAAAGCGTCCAGAGTCGCCTGCGCTGCTCTATACAGCGTTATGCATTCTCGTATTTTGATTGCAGATCAAGAACTTCCCTTTCGGTTAATGCTAACCCTTCAATAATACCGCAACATTTTGAGTATTCTTCAAAGTTTTTGCAACCCCCGCCGCTTATATGGTCTGCATACTCATTCATTTGAGATCTTATGGTCTTTTGAAGATGGGTAAACACGTTTTCTTCTGAAAAACTACTCACCCATAATCTCCTTCATAATTTCAACGCCAAGCTTTGCCCCTTCAACTTGTTCTTTAGAGGCTATTCTTTTGCTGTCTAGCTGTTCTCTGTCGTTGTCTTCTGAGATTCTGACGGCTAACTTGGCCTGCTCAAGCTGCATCTCTTGATCAAGCTTATCTTGATCGAAGCTTGCTTTAGCCATTGCCTTCTGAGCATCAAGCTGCATTCTTGCCTGCTCCATCATCATCTTTCCTTGAGCTTCCATCTCTTTGAGCTGCAACTCTCTTTGCTGCATCTGAACCACAGGGTCTTCTTGCATCTGCTGGTTTTGCTGCATCTGCTGCTCTTGCTGGTTCTTGCCTAACAACTGTGCTGCCGCTGGTGCAGCCAACTCAGAAATTCTAAACTCAATATCTTCAGGCAGCTTTTCGCCCGGAAGAGGAAGCTTCATTCCTAATTCTTTTTCGATTTTCTGTCTGTACTCGAAAGCAACGTGTTCTTGAACATGCGCTGCGAATACTGCTTGTATTTTCGCTGCATCCGGAGCTTGAGATAAAAGGCTTTGGAGCTTAGGGTCTTGCAGTGCTGACATATGTACTTGTATATGCGCTTCATGGTCTTGGTAGATGAAAGCTTTGACAGGATCTCCGTTAATAATCCCCATGTTTTCCGAAACCGGATCTGTTGGGTGGATATCATCTTCTTGAGGTACGATTTTATCTGCATCTTGTATATTTAAAACCTCTAACATCTGTCTATGAAGCAGGGGTAAGTTATACATCTGTGGTGCTTGCGCTGAAAGCTGTAATGCCGCCTGATATTGCATAATTCTTTGCGCCATTGTCCCTGCATTTGGATCACTTACCGGGATAATGTCTATTCGATCATCAAAATCAGCAGAAACAAGCTCTTCACTGTCTGACATATAAGGATATGCTTCTGGGCCAAAATCCCTAACCAAACGGGCTAATAATTTAAGCTCTACGCGCATAGATGCGTGTAATCTGGCCTGAACTGCGCTCATAACCTTCATTGAACGCTCTAATATTGCCAAAGTAGTCCCGACAGGGGCTTCAGAATTCATATCTGCCGCTTTTACATCAGCAGCAGAGGCAAATCTGCGCCCCTCTTCAACAATACTGCCTAATAATTGAGCTAAAACAGAGCTTGGCTCTTTATAGGGAAGGAAACTAATGTTTTCTTTGATAGTTCCACCCGGAACATCAACATCCCTAAACTCTCCGGGCATAATTGGGGAGTCATCACCCTTAATTCTTAGCCCTCTTGCCTTCAAACCACCCGGAAGGTTAGATAAAGTACCTGCATCTACCAGTTGACGAAGCAAAGAGGTGGCAGATTTAGCTAATCCACCAATCATGTGGATCAATCCAAAGCCATAAAATCCTAAACCGGGGATATACTGATAATGAACGAAGTGTTCTCTTTTGTTTTTAAGATCATCTTCTTCATACCAATTTCTTCTAACAGATAAAATCGTTCTAGAAGACAAATCTATTGTTACAACGTAAGGAAGGTTGATTCCTGTTAGCTCTCCGTCACGTTCGTCCTCAAATCCGGGCAAATCTAAATCGACCTGCATCTCAAGGAGGGTGTGGCGAGAGTCTGCTTCGTAGTTTCCAGAGTCTCCTGTTAGCTCGTCATACTTTAGCTTAATCCTGTCAGGGTCAGAGGAAGCATCGTCTAGGTCGATATCTAAATAAAACCCAGAAACTTGTAGCTTCCTGATCTCATTAGGGCTTTTCTTCATTACATGCGTGGCTCGTTCGCAAGTAGCCAGATCAGATGCGCCGTAGCTAACAACAAAATCTTCTGCCGGAACAAACATGCTGCAAGGTCTGCCCAATGAAGGATCAAAGTAAACCTTTCTGAATGCAGATCCCGCTAAAGGCAGAGAGAAAAGCATTCTTTCTGTCTCAGTCCTATACTCCGTCATCTTTTCTGTGACTAGGTAGTTTAGGTAATCCTTAACTCTGTGGGCTTGTTTTTCTTTTTCTTCGTTAATGACACCAACAATGCTTGTCCTTACCGGCCCACTTGAAGGAAATAGTTCTTGTATTGCTTGAGATTGAAACCGTATGACCGCTTCTGTCAAAAGAGGGTGCGATACACCGCAAGCACCATCCCAAGGGGTGGTTCTGTCCTCCATCTTTAAACCAAGCAGTTCTAGCCCATCTATATATGACCGCTCCCAGTCAGAGCGACTATCCTTGTCATTCTTATAGGAACCTATAAGGTCTGAAGCCATCTCATAAAGATCTTTAGGGTCTAGAACTTCAGCGAGATTAGCATCGTGAGATGAATCCAAAGAATCCGACATGCTTGGATCAAAGTCTATTAAGACTCCACCGTCAGGGGTTTCGATAGATACAGACTCAGGATTTTCTATCTGAATCTCTACTTCTTCCATTTCCTGATTTACAGGGAATGGAGTGCTTAGTGGGCGGTCAATAGCCATTTAGCCATTCTTCCCGAAGTATTGAGTTCTTGCAGCACCACTGCCTCTAGCAATAGTTTTACCGCCGTTAGACATCATCTTGGTCTTTCCGCCTTTTATCATGCCTTTGGTCTTTCCTCCCATAGCCATACCTTTAGCTTTGGTTTTACCACCTTTAGCCATGCCTTTGGCTTTAGACATATCTCTTTTGAGTGCGCCAGTAAGACCGCCATTAGCCATCATCTTGGTACTCATTCTGGCTTTACCGCCAGCCATGTAGCCTTTAGTCTTCTTCATTGTAACCCTCGCTATATAAGTTATTGAACACCCTAGCAGTGTCTTGAGTGTACTCCACATCTTCTTTGGAGTTATATGATTTTTGATTCGGTCTAAAATCAGGCGCACCTTCTCCTGTCTCAAACCAAGCTGGATGCGTTACCCGTACCCGATTATTAGGCAATGCCACTATATTGCCAGTGTACTCGCCTGCATCAAGAAGCTCTAAGACATGACTCTGCTTGTGCTGTGCAGGATCATCCGCCACCTCGCTATCAGTATAGTCTACCGTAAAGTAATACTTTGCCGGGTAGAACTCCCCATCAACTTTGGCAATCCAAGGTGCAGGAGAAGCTCTTTCTATCTTATAGACTGAGTGATGGTGAGACATGCAGTCCCAAGGCTGTACCGCCCAAGTAGGCATCGGTTCAGGCCACTCTTCAAAAGGAGTGTCTGCAACAAGAGCTGTGATAGGCATTCTTGCCCACATAGCACCACCGTGTACATTCTCCATCTCATCGTCATCATAGGTTTCTGCCCCGGTAAATATCACCTGAAAGCTAAGACACCTTGATGGCATTGTAGTTACAGCAACCGCCATCGCATGAAGAAACTCCCCATGATACTTTTGGTTGTTGTGTGTGTACTCTTTCCTTACCCAACATTTAAAGTAGGGT